ATAAACGAAAGTTTCTACGTACCATCAGATGCGGGTACAACACCACTATTCATAGTAGCATCATCACAGGACAAGCAAAATGGTGCAGGAGACGGCACAGCGGCAGGAACACAGACTGCTAACGCCAACACTGCATATTTGATCTCGTCACAGAGAGAATTAACAGAGACTTTCGGAGATCCGAAATTCTACACAGACGCATCGGGAAACAGCCTAAACGGTTATGAACTGAATGAGTATGGCTTACAAGCGGCCTACAGTTTCCTAGGAGTTGCCAACAGAGCATACGTCCTTAGAGCGAACGTGGACACAGCAGATTTAATTGGAAGTGCCTCGGCACCTACAGCGGCACCAACAGATGGAACATACTGGTTTGACCTTGCATCAAGCAGTTACGGTTTATTTGAGTGGTCACAGACTAATCAATCATTCACAACAATTACTCCAACACTTATCACTTCAACAAGTGACCTAGTTGGCGGTGTTTCAACTGGTGCACCAAAAACTTCAATTGGTGTAATTGGTGATTACGCAATCAACACTACACACGTTACTAACAAGATCTACAAGAAGACAGCAAGTAACACTTGGGTACAGGTTGGGTCAGAAGCATGGCACACATCTTTACCTATCATCACAGTTGCTTCTGGAACTACTGTAGTGAGTGGACAAAAAATGAAGATGAACGGTGTTTCAATCACAACAAGTGGTACAACACTTTCAAATGTTGCGGCACAGATCGGATCAAACGTTACTAACGTGACAGCAAGTATAAACGCTACAACAGGTAACCTAGAAATCTTCCACAACGGTAAGGCACTAGGTGACTCAACAGCGGGTACTAACACGATCAGATTTGAAGAAGAAACAGGTGTATTAGCCTCTCTAGGAATCACAGCAGGTACTTACAACGGTGTTCAATTATTACAAGACAAACACACTAACAGACCAACTTGGAAAACAGCAGACGAAGACAGACCCAACGGTTCAGTTTGGTTCAAGACCACAAGTGCAAACTCAGGTGCGGCTTTAGTTGCAAAACTTTACAGTTCATCAAGTGCTAGTTTCTCTCAGGTTGCTAGTCCACTTTATGCTAATCACCACTCTGCGATCTACAACCTAGACGCGGCGAACGGTGGAACTTCATTAACAGTTGGAACTTTATACGCACAGTACAATGTCACTGAGGAGTCAATGACGGCAGGCGATGCCTCTGATGCAACTCCTAACGTTGGTGACTTCCAACTTTTCAGACACGAAGGCGGTGCAACTACGATTACTAGTAATGCAACTTCACCAAGTTTCACAAGTTCAGAAACTTTTTCAATCCAAGAATCAGTTAAGAACCAAGAAGCATTGAACAGTGCAGTAACAGTAACACTAGGTGGTACTGGTGCTGATGATTTTATTGCGGCAGTAAACGGTGCAGGCCTAACAAACGTTTCAGCAAGTAAGACAACTGCTGGTGCGATCGTTATGACACACAAACTGGGTGGTGAGTTCAGAATGTTTGACACGTTAGGAACACCATTAGCAGATGCGGGTTTCAGTGCAACAACGGCACACAGTTATGGAACATACACTGCGAACAGTTCAACACTGATCGACAATTTATATGACCTACCAACAGGTGAGAGCCTTGACTCAAGTGCTAACACAGGTATCATGGCAAGTAATTGGAAGAGATTGAGCTACACTGCTTCATTGAGTTCACCAACTAATGAACCAGCAGACGGTACTTTATGGTATCACACTGCGACGGACGAAGCAGACATCATGGCACACAATGGTACAACTTGGGTTGGATACGCAACAGCATACGCAAGTACAGATCCAAATGGTCCACAGTTCAGTGCAACAGCACCGACTACACAGTCAGACGGCACTGCACTTGTAACCAATGACTTATGGATTGACACAAGTGACCTTGAGAACTATCCAAAACTTTACAAGTACAACACATCAGCAACTATAAGTTCTACAAACACAGCGAACCAAGTGGCAGTTACCACTTCAGGTGCGGCATGGGAACTAGTTGACAAAGCAGACCAAACAACAGAAGACGGTGTTGTGTTTGCAGATGCTAGATATCACACAGCGGCAGACAAGGCAGATTCATTGTCTACAGGCGGTGCAGGATCACCAAGTTCAATCAAAGACTTATTGAGCGATGGTTTCCTAGACCCAGATGCTCCTAATCCAGACTTATACCCACAAGGTATCATGTTATGGAACACAAGAAGATCTGGTTACAATGTTAAGGAATACAAAAACAATTACATCACAACTACGAAATACCCAGGAAGCGGTTCAGCAGGATTAGGTAACATCAGAGCAAGTAACGAGAGTGTATCAACTTACTTCCCTGACAGATGGATTACTAAATCTAGCAACAACGCAGACGGCTCTGGTTCTTTTGGTAGAAAAGCACAGAGAAAAGTGATCGTTGAACAACTTAAATCAGAGATCGACACTAACCAAGCAATCAGAGAAGACCAAAGAGGCTTCAACGTTATTGCTACACCTGGTTATCCAGAATTGATCTCAAACATGATCAATTTAAACACAGATAGAAACAACACAGCGTTTGTAGTTGGTGACACACCTATGAGATTAGAAGGTACGTCAACTGCTATACAAAACTGGGCCAACAACACAGCGTCAGCACTTGACAACGGTGAAGACGGCCTAATAAGTGCAAGTGATTACTTGGGTGTGTTTTATCCATCTGGTCTGACAACAGACAACACAGGTAAATCAGTTGTTGTTCCACCATCACACATGATGTTGAGAACACTGGCAAACAACGACAACATCGCTTTCCCATGGTTCGCACCATCAGGAACACGAAGAGGTGTGGTCGACAATGCCACATCAGTTGGTTACATTGACACAGCGTCAGGAGAGTTCCAAACAATATCTGTTACGGAGTCAGTGAGAGATTCAATGCATGAGGTAAAAGTAAATCCAATCACTTTCTTCTCAGGAGCAGGAATCGTTAACTTCGGTAACTTGACTAAGACATCAGCAAGTTCTGCCTTAGACAGGATCAACGTTTCAAGACTAGCAGTGTATCTAAGAACACAATTAGATGCAATCGCTAAACCATTCATCTTTGAACCAAACGATGAATTGACTAGAAACGAGATCAAGGGTGCGGTAGAATCATTCTTGTTGGAGTTAACAGGTCAGAGAGCATTGTATGACTTCCTAGTAGTTTGTGATGACACAAACAACACACCTACAAGGATCGACAGGAACGAACTTTATGTGGATATAGCAATTGAGCCGATCAAATCAGTTGAATTCATTTACATACCGTTGAGAATTAAAAACACAGGAGAAATTGCAAAGTTAGGGAACTAATTTTGAATAAATAGGAGAAACAGATGGCAATATCAACTTTATCAAAATTTACAGTACCTTTAGCAAACGATCAGAGTTCAGCATCACAAGGCTTATTGATGCCAAAACTACAATATCGTTTTAGAGCGATACTGGAAAATTTTGGAGTATCAACACCGAGATCAGAACTAACAAAACAAGTTATTGATATAACAAGACCCAACTTGACTTTTGACAACGTGACACTGGACGTGTACAACTCAAAAGTTTATGTTGCAGGTAAACACACTTGGGATCCAATAACAATCAACCTAAGAGATGATGTAAACAACTCAGTTACAAAACTAGTTGGTGAACAGATCCAGAAACAGTTTGATTTCTTTGAACAGAGTTCAGCGGCGTCTGGTATTGATTACAAATTTACTGCTAGAATTGAAATGTTAGACGGTGGTAACGGATCAAGTGCACCGAATGTATTAGAAACTTTCGAACTATATGGTGCATACGTTGAAAACGTGAACTACAACACACTAGCATATGCAACATCAGACCCGGCTACAATTACAATGTCGGTGAGATATGACAACGCAATCCAAACTCCAACAGGAACAGGAATTGGAACAGCAGTTGCAAGAACTGTCGGTACTCTAAGTACTGGTGGTGGACAGTAATTTACAAAATTAAGTTAGCAATTATAACATCAAAAGCGTCTTTATAGGCGCTTTTTTTGTGGCCATAAATACGAGTATGCCAAGCATTAACAACTTCTTAAAAGGTTTCCAAGACGGATTACCAGGTATGAAAGACTACCAACACGCATCTAGATTGTACATAGACGACAACTACAAGTTGATGCCAAAACAGAAATTCCTGTTCCACGTTGTTTTCAATACGGATGAGACCTTGTTCCAGGGAGGATTCAACGCCAACGAGAGATATCAACTGAACATGTTGGTTAAAGCATGTGAACTGCCAAAGTACAACATGAGTTATGAAGAGAAGACACAATACAACAAGAAGATGTATGCTGGCACAAGGATAGCGTACGAACCTGTGAACATCACATTCCACGATGATCACGCAGACACTGTGAATGCATTCTGGAAGAAGTACTACGAGTATCACATAGCAGATTCGATAGGCATGAACAATGACCTAACCATTAACAACACCAAGGATGACTACTACCTTTTTGGTGATGCGAGAAAGACGACCAAGTTTGGTATGGACACGCCGAGACAGAGGCAGAAACCTTATCTCAAAGGCATAGAGATCTTCGTGTTGCATAAGAAACGTTTCACGTCAATGACTTTGGTCAACCCTGTGATCGGGTCGTTTTCACATGACAACCTAGATCAGGCAGACGGTGCAGGGGTGTTGAACAACACAATGCAGATACTGTATGAGACCGTGATATACAAGGCAGGTATAATCAACAGGAACAACGTACCAGGTTTCGCAACAATAAATTATGATCGATCCCCTAGCCCATTGAGTGTTTTAGGAGGTGGAACAAACAGCATATTTGGACCTGGCGGTATCGTGGACGGTGTGGGATCAGTGATTAAGAATTTCAATGATGGCAACATACTGGGTGCCATACTTGGTGCATCCAACACCTACAACAATGCAAAGAAAATAAAAAAGAAAGATGTGAAGGCAGAACTCAAAGGCATCGCAAAAGATGGTATACTAGAAGTTGCTAAACAGGCGGGAACCATATCAAACCCGGTAGCACAGTTCAGTGTGGGTGCGGCGGCCATAGTGGGTGCTTCAGCACTGGCATCGGCAAGGGGCACAGCGGACAACAAGAACCAGGCCAACAACACAGTGATAAACAATTCAACCGTGGACACAGTAAACTTCCTAGGAGAAGACGAATCATTCAATCTTGTGTCCAATGACGAGAACGTCAGGGATGAAATAGCGGCCGCGTTATACTTCAGAGACATAGGTTCTCGAAAAGGATTGACGATAGCACAATCTAATCTGGAATACGAGGCATCCGCTGACAACATAAAAACTGTATACAGCAACAAGGCCATAACAGACGTGAGGAAGTTGGTCACAGAAGGATATATAAAAATTGCAAGACAAACACAGGATGTAGAGATAGCGACAGAGAAGGCTACAATATAATGACTGAATTTTACACAAACCTACCACCTAAGGACAAAGACGAGTTACAGAAGACCGTGGAGAAACTGACAACCACACCATACGAAAATGATTACCAATTCAATGTGGGGGAGTATGACAGCACAATAGCGTTCTTCGTCAAACGTAACTTCTCCAGGACTGCGGCGGAGTCCACAGCATACGCCATACTGTCACAGGCCAAGATTGACAACATAAAACCACAGCAGATACTGGACCAGTTGACGTACGCCACACCGGCGTTGTTGTCTGAACTGATAACCATAATATTAAACGCCAACAGATACAAGTCAAGTAGGCTGGGTGTGAGGAAAACACTGGCCACCAAAGAGACGGTATCTAGAAACATCATAGACTAATGTTACCGAGATTTGCTAGGGGCAAGT